ATTAAATCCACTTCCACCACTTGCGTTTGCTTGAATACATAAACTTCTTCCATCTTCTGATGGGTGTATATTAATATATTCAAATTTATAAATAGGATATGTACTATCTAACACAACACTATCAGTTCCATCTACAAAAGATAAAGTAGCAGATGAACTAGCTGTTAAAGTTTTAATATGTACTAATGCACCTGGAGAACTTGGTGCTGATGCAGGAGCTGTAGTTAAATTTCTAAGAGTTCTATCGTTGTATTTTGTTAATGCTGGTCCACCTATGATCATGTTTGTTTATCTCCTACTCCATACATTTTAATTGTTCCTGAATCTATGTTGCCTGTACTAAATGAGAATTGAACTCCATCTATTGCAGCAGTTACATTACAATAACCAGCTATATGATAATCAACATAATAATCTCCATGTTCAGTTACACTTGATCTTATTAAAAAATGTTTTACAAAAGTCGTATTAGATGGTGCATAAAGTGTAAGTGTTCCAGCACAAGATTGATCATTGTCATTTCCAACTGTTCTTCCAATAATCTGTACTGCTGTGCTTTGTGCTAAATCTTCATCTCCAAAATAACCTAATGATGTATCACTTCCAGCTTCATTATGATATGCTCTAAAATTTGTTGTAGTTTTAGTTGCATCATAACTACTACCACCATCTCTAAAATTTACTTGAAAACTAGCTTGATCAGTAGCTGGGTGTATATCGTAAAACTTAAATAAATAACTATCATAAGTAGAATTTATATTACTTGTAAAATCTACTGTAGCTGAACTTGATGCTGTTGCTGTTGTAAGCAACGTCAAATTACCATCAGTCAAGGCTGCCGCTGTTGGCAACGCTGTGATTGCTGTTAGAGCTCTGTTTACTGCAACTTTAATAGCCATAATCTATGATACCCCATATAATTTTATAACTCCACTATCTATGTTGCCACTAGCAAACTTAAATTGAATAGCATCTATTGCTGATGTTGTATTAAAATAACCAGCTACAAAACTATTTGATGTAAATGGATTGCCACCACCTGTGTGAGTAGAATTTGCAGTAGATATAAAATGTTTAACAAAAGTTGTTGAAGATGGGTCGAATAAATGAAGTGTTGCAACAACACAACCATCATTTTCAGTATTTGGTGTGTATTGTGTTAAAGATTGAAAACCAGTTCCTTGTGCAATATCTGAACCATCATCATCATAATTAACAGCTTGGTTTCCATCATTTTCATAATGAAAAGCATTAAACACAGTTGTTGTTTTTGTAACATTATAATTTGAACCTGAATCTACACTTCCATTAAATGAAAATTTAGAACTACTTGCTGGGTGTATATCATAAAACTTAAACACATACTCATTATAAGTAGAATCAATACCTGATGTAAAAGATATTGTAGCTGAACTTGATGCAGTTTGTGTAGATAACAAAGTCATTCCGCCTGTACCCGTAGCGTTTGATGATAAATCCATGTCATATTTTATGCTTGCGTATGTTGCCATTATGCTATCCCATATAGTTTTATTGTGCCACTATCTATGTTGCCACTAGCCATTTGAAATCTTACTGCATCAACTGCACTTGTTGTATTTCCATATCCAGCTATAAAATTATTTTTTGCAAAATCATTTGCATTATAATCGGATATATTTGCAATAAAATGTTTTACAAAAGTTGTGGAACTAGGACTAAACAAATGTAAAGAACCTACAGAACATTGATCGTTATCTGCACCTGTTCCTTGTACTAAGTCTTGAAAAGATGTGCTTTGTGCTAAATCTTTTGGTGTTCTATAAAAAAATTCAGTTGTATCTGATTCTCTATGTGCCGCATGAAAATATGTAGTAGTTTTAGTTACATTATAATTACTACCACCATCAATACTCATATTAAATTGAAATTGAGTTTCATCTGTTGCTGGGTGTATATTATAAAACTTAAAAATATATGTTCTATAAGTATTATCTAATACAACATCGGATGCACCATCAACAAAAGACAGAGTTGCAGAAGAACTAGCTGTTAAAGTTTTAATAAGAACTAACGCACCACCTGATCCTGATGGTAAAGCTATATTGTATCTTGAATCTTGATATGTTGCCATTATGATACTCCAAATAGTTGTATGGTTCCAGCATCTATGTTGCCTGAACTCATTTTAAATTGCACCCCATCTATTGCACTTGTTGTATTACCATATCCTGCAATAAAACCATCAATGGCATAATCGGAATCATGATAAAATGCAACTCTTGAAATAAAATGTTTTACAAAAGTTGTAGAACTTGGATTGAATAAATGTAAAGTGCCAACAAAAGCCTCATCATTACCATTACCTAAATTAGAAGAGGATAATTTTTGATCGTTTGTAGATTGTGCTAAATCATTTACAGCATTATAACCAAGAGCAGTAGCAGTATCACCCTCATTATGATAAGCACTAAATTCAGTAGTGGTTTTAGTCACATTATAATTAGAACCACCATCAATAGACAAATTAAATTGAAATGATACACTATCAGTAGCTGGGTGTATATCATTAAAAATAAATAAATATTCTTTATAAGTAGAGTCTAAAACAACATCTGATGCACCATCAACAAAAGATAAAGTTGCAGAACTAGAAGCAGTTAATGTTTTAATTAATTTAAGAGTACCCTTACTGAACCCATTATATTTGATAGCATTATAATTAGCCATCTTACTTCTCCTTTAATAGCCAACCTTGCGTAGAGTCAACGTACACAAGAGTAAAAGCGGCTCTTTCTGTTGCAACTGTTAAATCAGACGATGCTCCTTGAATCTTGTGTGAGTTTCTGCCAACAGTAATATTGTTTGTATCTGCTGTTGCAGCGTAATCTATTATGTGCACCTCGTCACCTCGAACTGCAGATGCTGGTAATGTCATTGTAATTGCAGCACTAGATGTATCAACAAAATATCCTCTTCCTGCAACCATAGTCGTTGCACCAGTAACTACTGCTTGCCAATCTACAATACCACCAGTATTAGCTGCAAGTTTTGGTTCTGTAACAGTTCCATCGCTTGGTACACCGAGGTCTAAAGTATCACCCATTATAGTGATAAAGTCAATGGAATCTGAT